CCGGTACATGCAGGAGGCTGGCCTGCAGGAGTTCGACGAGATGGACGTGGTCCGGTCCGGGCTGATCGAGTGGCGAGGTGGCGGACCCGACATCTGGACGCACTGAAGGCCGTGCGCCTCGGTGAGGAGACGCACGGCCTTCAGCACTTACGCCGCGGGCATCGTGCCGACACCCAGACGGTCAGCGAGCCAGTCCATCCCCTTCGGGGTGAGGAACGTCTGCTCTACCGTCCTCGGACCGGCCGGGACCAGCTTCACGCGGGCCCGACCCTTCTGAACGTGCTCCTGATACGGGACGCGAGGGTTCTGGACCTGCAAGAAGTGCAGTTCCTCGGACCGCAGCAGGCTCATGAACTTCGTCCGGCCGAGACCGCCAGTCGCCTCGTGGAACGCCTTCGCGGCGGCCCCCAGCTCGATCAGGCCGTCGGAGTTGCACAGGGCTTCCCACTTCCCAGCCTTGGGCTTGGCGATCTCCAGTTCCTTCTTGGTGTTCACCAGCTCCTGGGCGGCGGCGAGGTACTGCTGCGCCAGGGCGAGGACGCCTTCAGGGTTGCTTACGTCCGGCTTCGAGGCGAGTTCGGCCTCGCGGGTCTTCACCGCGAAGTACGTCTTCGCCATGGCGATCTCCGGCTTGGCCGGATCCGCATTCAGGGCGATCTGGTAGGCGCCGAACCGGGTCACCCGGTAGTCGCCCACTTCCTGACGCCCCCATCGGCCGCCGTTGATCACTTTACGTGCGCCCATAAAGTGATCATGGGGCTCCATTCCGCTGTTCGTGACCGCGGTCTGAGCCTTGGCGATAGCGCGCTCGAAGTCCTGCCACTTGCCGTAGCCCATAAGGATCTGCAGATCCCGGGCGGACCACCGCTCCTGGCCGTTGTGGTCCAGAAGCATGATCCTGTCGAACGGGCTCGTACCCCCGGGGTTGAAGTCGGGGAGGGCCGCGTTACTGTTGGGTCGTACCACGGAGTTGCTACCTCCTAGGTCTTCGCCCTCCGCAGGGCCATCACCCCTGCGTGAGGGCATTTCTACGTCCGCCTTCGATTGGAAGGCGGTCCCTCGTCGAAATACGTTACGGCACGGCGTTGACAGTGGCCCCACGCCGCTTGGGCACTGGGTGACAGCCGCCTTCGCATGAGCCTTCGATTCTGAGCCAATTGAATGCCGGATCGTGTCGTCTTGTGTCGCGTCGTGTCACTCGGTGCCGCCGGGGCGCAATCTCGAATGTCGGTCATGTGACGGACGTCTCAAGGCAGTTGGGGCCGCGGCGTGTCGGGGCCACTGGTGGTCAGGCGGCTGCGACGCCGCCCTCGGTCCAGATGGCTCCGCACCCGGTGCAGTGCGCGACCGGCGTCCGGCCCTGACCGCCGTGGACGTCGATGGCCCCGCCGCACACGCACCGCTGCTCCAGCGTCCGGCGCTGCGCCGCGATGTCCAACGCTCGCTCGATCCGGTCGGCGGCGCAGGCCGCGACGGTGCCGATCTGTCGCTCCTCCTGTTCGGTGATGCGTCGGCACGGCCCGGGCGCGCGCTCGACCCGGGCCAGCAGCCACAGCGCGGCGTACGACGCGGTCCGGTTGCCGGTGTACTTCCAGCGGCGCGGGTCCCGCTGGTCGGCGAGCGCCAGCTGCACCTGGCGCTGCCGATCCTCGTGCGCGATGCGGGCCTCGCGGAGCGTGCGGTAGTTGGCCTTGCGCGCGGTCGGCATGGGGATCGGGGCGCGCTGGGCGGCGGCCGCGATGTCGTCAGCGCACTGGACGAGGGCGGCCTCGACGATGCGCATGGTGTCGAGGATGTGGAGGCGGACCGGGACGGGCCGGTCGCCGAGCTGGATCGGGTCGCGCTCCAGGGACCGGAGGTGGGCGGCCTGGTGGCGTTCGTACTCGATCTGCTCGGCGTCGGCTTGGTCGAGGCGGGCGAGGTAGCCGCGGAGGCCGAGGCCGAAGGCGCCGATCTGGCTCGGGGTGCCGGCGGCTTCGTGGAGGTCGGTCCAGTGGAGGGCGATGGTGCGGAGGTGGGTGGCGGTGGTGGTCATCGTGGCTCCGTTGTGCTGGTGGGGCGGTACGGTGATCTCACTGAGGGGGCGTGCCTGGTCTTGGCGGAGTGGGCGCGCCCCTGCCGTGTGTTCAGGTGAAGAGGACGACTGCCCAGCAGGCCACGGTGATCAGCCAGAGGGCCGCGTTCACGGTGATGAGCCAGCGGGGGACGGTGACGTAACGCATCAGCGGTTCCTCGCGATCTCGCAGCGCCCGCGCTCGGTGTGCTGCTCCGAGCAGGCAGGGCCGCAGCGCTGCGCCAGCTCGGCCGTGTGCTCGGCGATGTGGGCGTACTTCTCCTCGGTGGTGTGGCCGTCCCACAGGGCGCGGACGTCCAGGGCGCCGACTCGCTCGACGTGCTGGAAGAGTTCGGCGTCCCGGGGTGCGATGTGCCAGGAGCACTGCCGGCCGCCGATAGTGAGGTAGACGATCTGCCAGCCGGGTTCGTCGGTGTCGGGGGCGTAGGTGATGACGGCGTCGTCGGTCATGGCGGCGAGGAGGGCGACGAGGTGGGCGCGCTCGCGGTACGCGCCGTCGCGCTCCTTGGTGAGGTCGTTGATCTGGCCCTGCTGGTCGAGCATCTGCTGGGCAAGACGCAGGTTCTGTTCGGTGGAGTACTCGGCCATGGGTCACTTCTCCTTGGGCTGCTCGGTCGGCGGGAGGATCGCGTCGTGCAGCTCGACGAGGCGGGCGTCCCACCAGCGGGACACTGGCGTGCCGAGCGGCGGCGGCCCGGCCTTCACCCACCGCTCGTACAGGGCGATGACGCGGCTGACGTCCTGCTTGGCGGATCGGTGGAGCGCGGCGAAGACGCGGGTGGTCGTCTCGCGCTCGGCCGCTGCCGGGCCGTCGCCCACGCGCTCGTACGTCTCGGCGAGCACGTCCTCGGCGATCGGGTAGAACTCGCCCTTCACACCGCGCACGATGTGCTGCCCGGTCTTCACGCCGACCCAGGTGCTGTGCAGGACGTCGAGGACCTGCGCGGTAATCTCGGGGTCGTCGGCTCGGTCCTCGGGCTCAAGAGCTTCGAAGCGGTTGCCGGTGAAGGTGATCAGTTCGGCCTCGTTGTCGCCGGTCCACTGGATCGCGTCGACCTCGACGGGGCGCTTGCGGTAGCGGGTGACGGTCACTTCTTCCTCCGTGCTGCGCGCGCGGCCGCGCGCCGTGTCTCGCGGTTGGGCTTCGGCAGTTCGCGCCAGCCGAACGGGGACTCGCCGTCGTCGCTGTCGACGACGACCTCGCCGAGCCGGACCAGCTCGGTGTTCCAGGTGACGCCCGGGGCGGGCGCGTGCTCGCCCCGGGGTGCGGACGTCGGGCTGCTCACGCCGCACGCTCTTGCTCGCCGAGCGGTTGGTCGGTGTCACCGAAGGCCCGGCGTCTGGCCTCCGCGTGCTCGGCGAGGATGCGGCGGTGGTCCGTGTAGCAGCGGCCGGCCAGTGCGGCGAACACGGCGGAGGCGTACAGGCCTGGTAGGACGAGCCAGGGGGTCCCGCTGAGGGCGACGGTGTAGAGGCCGGCGGCGAAGAGGGCGATGGCCGTGGTGAGGCTGGCGCGCGCGTAGATGAGGCTTCTGGTCACAGGTACCTCCGGTTGACGGGTACGTCGGTGATGTTGTGGAGCTGGAGCACGGTGAGGCCTTGGCCGCGGAGGTCGCGGAGGCGGGGGTCTTCGGGCTCGTCGTCGTCGTCCTCGTCAAGGCCCTCGTCCCAGTCGGGTGCGCAGTCGTCGAGGGCGAGCTGGTCGGCGGTCACGTGCGCACCTGCCTGGTGTGCCTGCGCTGGGCTCGCCAGAGGGCGAAGCGGAGGCCGGGCCGGGTCCAGGCACGGCCGGAGGCGATGCGGTGGAGGCCGATCCACGCCTGCCAGACGTACGGGCCGGTGCCGTATACCTCGATGTCCAGGTCGTCCGTGAGCGGGACGGGTTGCGCAGGGCTCCAGGTGCCGTCGGGGTTGCGGCGGGAGACGGTCATCGGCTGCTCCTTCGGGCGAGGTTGCGGAGGGCGCGCCCTGCCCGGCCGAGGCCGAGCAGGAGCGCGGAGATGAACGGGGCGAGGACGATCCCGATGCCGAGGCCGCGGGCGATCACGGCGTGCACCGGCGAGTCGGAATCCCCGCGGCCTCGGCCAAGTCGGCGCACCCGGTCGCCCCGTGGGACCCGTGGGGCCCGGGCCGTCGGCAACGAGGGCTGGTGCATGGGCCGATGAAGGCGAAACAGGCGTCCGCGCCGAGGTGGACCATGTGGGCGTTCCG